CCTCAAGTTCTTGAGGATGATCGATTCTTCAAGGCCCCAGTTCACCAGCACTCTGGCGATGCCGTTCTCGTTCTCCAGCACCCGGCTCTTGGGGATCACCGTCGTGACCCTGTCCGGGTTGCGCACTGTCAGCAGCAGTGCCTTGTTCTCAATGATCTCCATGTACTCTCCGATAGCGTTGCACTCCAAACAGTGTGTCTGGAGGTATGCCCCGTCTTTCCGGGGTGTCAGTCAGGTCCCAGCCGAAAGTTAAACTGTACTGACTGGTGCAGTTATTTAATGAAAGGCTCTTAACAAGCCCGCCGTCCCTATCACCCGCACCTTACTTCGCGGACGGTCCTTCATCACAACTCACTTCTTGCGTTCGCGTTTACTCACCTCAGAGATCACCTTGTGGCTGGAGTTGCGCTTGAACGAACGGTTCTTCGCTGCGGACTCGATCCGCACGCCTTGTTTGTTGCTGCCGCCCTTGCTCAGGGCGACACGGTGCGCCACGTCCTTACCCTCACGGACCTCAGCGGTCTTGTCCTTGTCCTTGGGGTCGTCGTAGTGCTTCTTGTCGATGGCACGGCGTGCACGCTGGCGCTCCATCCGGGCTTCATGTGCGCCTTCGCGCTGCTTCTCTAGCTGCCACTCGTGCTTGGCATTACGATCTGCTTTGTTCTTATACGGCATCACTCGTTCCTTCCATTATGAGAACAAGATAACACGGGGCACCACGCTCTGCAAGTGAAATTACGTTTGGGGTTGAACACCCCGGTCTCGTAGGCTGTTTCACGTGAAACAAGTGCGCCGTCCAGTTCAGAGAAGATGTTAAAGCCAGTCTCCGCCTTGTAGTCCGCTTTCACGAACTCTTCGCTCACCACGAACAGCAAACCCGCCTTGACCGTCTTGACTTCGGGGAAGTGCGTGAACACGCAGGCTGCCATCAGGGCAAGCTGTTTGGTGTCGGCATATTTTGCGCTCTTGCCCGTTTTGTAGTCAATGACGCGGCCCTCGCCCTTGTCCTTGTTGATGATGAGCAGGTCAGCCACGCCCCGGTACCAGACCTCTTTGTCAAAGAAGTCGCAGGGAACAAGCCGCCCGTCCACCTTCTTGATCCCCATCTTCAGTTCGCAGTGCTTGCCCCCGGGGATGGCTTTGAGCTTCTCCAGCAGGGGGCGCATGTAGGCGTACTTCTCCGGCACGGGGGTGCCATCGCGCATGAAGTTCTCCGCAGCAAGGTGCACGTCCTTGCCATACATCATGGCATCGCTCTCGGGCTCCTTGATGTCCTTGGCCACCCGCAGGTGGTAGTACTTCTTGGGGCACTGATCAAACAGCGTGATGCTGGAGTAACTCCATGCGGGGATTTTCACTTGTCGCCCTTCATGTGCCGCACGGCATTGATCGCCATCCTGACCTCAACGGCGGCTTGCGTCAGACGCTCCAGCCCCTCATCCATCCGCCCGTCCAGCAGGGCCTCATGGGCCTTTTTCATTTCACGCTCTGCCATCATCATAGGGTAGGCGTAGTCGATTAAGGTGTTCTGTGACTTGATCATGGATGTGGTTGTATAAAAGGTTGTCTGTCTGCCTAATGTGTTCTATCCACGACAACACGTTATCAGGTTTAGTTGGGATGATGCCGTTGTTCAGTTGCCGTTGAAACCATGCCACTCCCTGATGCATCATTTCTATGTCGTACATCCGCATACGCAGATGTTTTGACCTTTGTAGTTCTCTATGAGCAAAATCTTCGGGCTTGGCAATTTCATATAACCCACGGTCTGGGTGGTTGAGCTTGCGCAGGGCTTTGGCTTCAATCTGCCGTACACGCTCACGGCTCACATCAATCGCTTGAGCAATCTCATCCAGTGTCATGTCGTGGTTCGTGCCGATACCAAACCGCATCCGCAGGACCCTTGCCTCTCTGCGGGTCAGTCCGTCAAGAAGGTCTTCAATGTAATTGTGTAACTCTTTCTTGAACAACGCCTCTTCAGGGTCTACCACTTCCTCATCTAGCTCGACTTGTGGCAACGGAGGCATGTCTTCATCGCGGCGGTATCCGTACCCGTAGTACGCGGATTTCACCTCAACATCCTCACCACCCTTGGTGAACGTGCCATACGGAATGGTGTGCTTGTTTAGAACACGCCCCCGCAAGTGATCAACATTCGCCATAGCTCACTCCGTATCCAGCCTCACAGTTCAGGGGGATGCCCTGCGCCCATTCAGGTACGTGCCGCATGCACTGCATGACGTATTGCATGGCTTCTTCGGCCTCTTCTTTGGGGGCCACACATGCCACAGCGTCGTGAACAGTGAGCACGACCTTATACCTCTTAGCAATCAACAGTAACTGTTCACCCACAATACAACGTGCCAGTCCCTGACAGATGTTCTCTGTCAACTTGCCGCCGTACAGCTTGGTCACGCCCTTGCGTGAGTCATAAATATACTGCTCTTTGCCGTCCTTGTCCTTAACTTTTCGCAGGTTCGGGTACCGCTGGTACATCCCGTTGGGCATGAGGATGCCGTCGCTGTGAATCTGGATCACACCCTCACGACCCCACTTGGCGGTCTTGCCCTTGGACAAGGACGCAATCGCTACGTTCCCCGCCTTCCACAGCGCCGGAATCCACGGGTAGTTCTCGCGGTAAATTGAGATGATCCGCTGCGCCTCTTCAAGCGCGATGTCAACGTTGAACGACTTGAGCTGTGCTTGGAACTTGAGCGCACCCATGCCGTAGCCACTGCCCAAGATCGTGGTCTTACCCACGAACCTTTCTGAGTCGTTGATCTCACTGACCTCTTTGCCGTAAATGGCAGCGGCCATGATCTTGTACGGGTCGTACTGCATGTCCTTCTTCTTGACCCCGGCGGCAATCTCAGCGTTGTTCTTCTCAAAGAACTCCACCAGATCATCCTGCTCGGCGAACCACGCCAGCACGCGCGCTTCAATCTGTGAGGAGTCGCAGTCGATCATCACGTGACCCTCGGGCGCAAGCACAGAGGACTTGAGCTTGCCTGCGTTCTCACCCCGGCTGGGGAAGTTCTGGAAGTTCATTTTGTCGGCCCCACCCCACCGTCCCGTGTGGGCGGCGTAGTAAGAGAGGGGAACAGGTATCAGCCCTCGGTCGGCGATCCCCAGCATCCGCTCGGTGCGCGTCTCCTCCAGCGTGGTCTTGTTACCCAAGCGCGCAGCCACCAGCGTCTGCACCCGCTCATCAGGGTGCTCAGCCAGCGCCTTGAACTCCTCGTCGTTCTTGGCCAACGCCAACGTCTGTTTGCCCGTGGTCGGGCTGACCTTCATGGGAGGCTCAACGCCCAGCCCACGCAGCAGCTCCGCGAACTTCGGGTTGGACATCAGATCATCAAGGTTCGCCCCAGCATCAGCCAGTAACTTCTCCTTGCGTGCTCGTACCTCGGCCAGATGTTTCTGCAGCAGGTCCTTGTCCAGTCGTAGGACAGGCTCTGTAAACATCCTGATGGTTGCGTCGATGAGCTTAAGTTCGAGCCGCTGGAACTGCGGCAGCAGGCACAGGAACAGCTCGTAGGTCAGCGCAACGTCGTTGCAGCAGTACTCCCCGTACGCCGCGAGTTGATCCGGCGGGAAGTTTTTGCGTTTGATGTTGATGGCGTTGACCACCTCAGTGCCCTTGACCCCCAGCTTATAGTGCTCTGCCAACTTCTTGAGACTGTTACCCACCTCGATGCCATGCACAGCGCGGGCCATGCTCAGCGTGTCAGCGATTGCCTTGGGGCGGATGTCGAAGTGCCAGTTCAGGATCGCCATGTCGAACAGAGCGTTGTGCGCCAGCACCATGGAATTGGCCCAGTCAAACTGGTTGAACCACACCTTGATCTGCTCGTGCGTGCCACTGAACCACTGCGGCTTGCCATCACCCACCTGCACCGCCACACCGATCACCTCAAAGCGCTTGTCCCGTACGTACTCCTCGGTGGTTTGGGTCTTGAAGCCCAGATCGGTGTTGGTGTAGTAGGTCTCAAAATCGACCGTCAAAATGTTCATCAGTAGCTCAATCCAAAAAATGCAGCGATGTACGCTTCAAACTCTTCTTTGTTGAATGTCCCCGCCTCTCCCGTGATGGTGTCAGCAATGTAAAAGCGCTGATCGTCATGGTCACCGATCAGGTACCTCCCAATGTTGATCACGGGAGAGGAGGGGGTGTCGTCAGTCATATGGCGGACTTAGCGGCGTACTGTTCGCCCGCAGTGGTCTCGTTCTGCCGCGATGCAGCCTCAAGATCTTTCAGCGCCTTGTACTGAACAAGGGTTTCCGGATAGGCGTGAATAACCCATCTATAGAAGCCACTGATGTGCTCTATGTTTACACGCAACTCCCGGATGTCATTCTGCATGTTGCGCAGGATGATGCTGCCACTGGTTGTGCTGTCGCTGACGCTGGTAAGCCCCTGCGCTTGGTTAATACTCCCGATACTCCCGGTAAGCAATCCGGGGCGTTGGTTCAACATCTGAGCATGCAGCTGCTTCTGCATCTGGATCTGGTTCTGCATCTCCATTTGCTTTATGGTGGCCTCGTACTCAGCTTTTTCCTTCTTGTCAAACAAACCACCAAACATATCAACCTCCAAACGCTTCTTTGAGTTCTTTGTACAGCTCACGCGCCTGAGAGAAGTTGATGCCGTTCAAAATCTCGATGGCGGTCATGGACTGCAGTGAGGGTGCGGGTGCGGGTACCACAGCGGGTTTGTCCTCCAAGGGCAGGGGGATCTGAACCTGAGGGATGGCGGCTTGTTGTGCCTGTGCTGCACGTGCCGCTGCTTTCTCTGCTTTGGCTTGGCGTGCGCGCTCAGCCCGCAGCTTGGCCTGCATCTGCTTGCGCTTGTGCTCGGCCTTAGCCTTGGCGGCGACATCCTCGGGCACTGCAAAGTACGTGTACACATCCCGCCCGATGCCAGCCGGGTTGGGGACCTGCTCACGGCGCAGGAGGAAGTCTTGGAACAGCGTAGTAATCTGTGAGGTGACAGAGCTGTACGTCTGTTTCAGCCCACGTTGCAGCACAAAATCCAGTGTCTTGTTCGATGTGATGCCGGGGTTGTCTTTGATGATGTTGTAGATCGCCGTGCGATAGCAGGGCTTGGTGTCCTCCTGCGCCACTGCTTGCTCTTCCACCACTGCTTCAGGCTGGGCGTTCCACTTAGCCATCACCTTACGCATCTCTTCGCTCATATTTCCCATGTCATCTCTCCTTGCAAAGTTACTAACACTTCCTGAACGGCGTTCAGGTTCTCCTCATTGACCACGATAGCGATGCCACCGTTGTCTCTGATCTGCTGCATGTTGCGCTCCTGTAGAGCGGTTGGCTTGTTGGTCCCGGCCTTGCACTCGATGGCCAGAAACCTGCCGTTGCAACACACAATAATGTCTGGTATCCCGCTTGATCCATACCCGCTCATCACGGGGTAGAAGTAATACACCCCTGCCTCTTTGAGGGCGGCGACCACCTTCTTCTTTACTTTGGCTTCGGGGGTCAAAACGGTGCCTCCTGTCCCTGCGGGGTCTTCTTGTTTAGCTGCGCCTTACGCAGCCGCTCAAACTTCTTGAGGAGTTTGAAGTCCGCCTCGGAGATACGCATGAACGGCCACTGTTGTTTGAGGCGCTGCTCTAATTTTTGATGCTCGGTCATAAGATCTGTCCCGCTCGTGTATACACGGTGAACTGCCGCACGTTGATGATGCGCTGCTCCTTGGTTGTCAGTCCCGGCAGGTGGCTCACATCGCGCCCCTTGTCCCGCTCTTTATCGACCACGGTGCTCTGTCGTATGGACAACATCACACCATTGTCTTTGGCAAAGATGGAAGGGCGGGGGTTATCGCGCCAGTGGAATGGGTTGTCTGGATGGCACTTACATTTCATTTTTTCTTCTCCGGTTTGGGACAATCAGGCGGCGGGACAACCACGCACCAGACAGCAGCCAAGCGTTTGCCTGTTGCTTGCCAGCGGTCGATGTATGCGTCGGGCATTTTCTTGGTGACGATCCTGTGGGCGTGAGTCGGGTCAGTCCCTGCAAGCTCCGCAATCTGCGCAACGGTCAGCCCTTCTGCTGAGGCCCGCAGAACTTCCCGCACTTTGTTGATGCGAACGTTACTGCCCATAGCTGACCGCGAACCAAACCGACGCCCACGCCAGAGCGACAATTGCCCAGAACCGCAGGTTGGCCCAGAAGTCTTCCTCCACCTCTGCGATCAGCATCACGAACGGGATCGTTAGCAGCAGCATGACTACAGTGGCTAACAGGAAAAGGACGATGGCAAGGGTCATACTTCCTCCTCTTTTTTCTTCCCCTGAAGAATCTGCACTCGCCATGTGATGTAGTTGTGCTTCTCGCCGTGCTCTTTAAACACCTTGGACAACTCCTGCACAAGCTCCTGCAAGCACTCACCTTTCAGTTCATAGAAAGATGCGATACGGGCCTCGAACTTCAGGTCCTCTGTTACTGCGTGTACGCTACTCATTCCACACCTCCATGCATCGACCACTCCCGCGCCTTCTCCACCATGAACAGCCCCTCGGCCCGGGTCATCTTGGATGAGCGCACATACAGTTCACCTTCCCAGTCGTAGGCGATGATCATCACATCGCTCAGGCCACCATCCTCACATTGAACAAGCGCAGACTTGAGCGCCTGCTCTGGGGTGTAGTTCACACTGGCTGGCAGGTAAGTTACTTTCTCGTTGTTCATCACTTCTCTCCTCTTGCGCGGATGGCGGCGGCGCATTCACCGTATTCGCGCAGCTTCGTCATGCCATAGGTTTCGGTGGCGATAGCTTCGCAGACCTTCGCACACGCCTCGCGCTCGGCCTCCATGCCCATCTTGTACTGATCGTCCAATTGTTTTTCCAGCACCTCGATCTGGCTGTACAGGTCTTGGATACGTTTTTCCAGAGGGGCCTCGACAAGGGCGGCGAAACGTTCAAGCGACGCATCACCAAACAGCGCCCACTCGCCGCCGTGAAGATTGCCAGCACCAGCCTCCCGCGCCATGCGGATGATGTCGTCGCGGGTCATAGTTGCACCGCCTTCCTGCAACGCTTGCATCTCCACGTTGTGCTTACGCCAATTTGCGTTATTCCTCCGTGGCCTCTAATGGCGCACAACAGTTGTTTCGCCATGCGGATGATGTCGTCGCGGGTCATTTCATCTCCTTCGCTGCGGCGATTGCGGCACGGGCTTTGGCATACTCCCAGCCCATTGCCTCCGCGCCAGCCATAAAGCCCTCCAGCGCCTCCAGCAGTTGCGCGTTGATGCGCTCCAATTTGGCAAACGCCCCCGCTGTGTAGCCGTACTCGCTGGCAATGCCTTGCTCTAGACGGCGCATCAGGTTTGCAGGGCCGTAGCCTTCGCTGTCGCAGTGGGCCTCCCAATTCGCAGAAATTTCTTCGGCGGCGGCAACCATAACGGTCTTCAGCTTGCGGTTTTCCTCATGCAGGCGGCGCAGTTCGGCGGCGGCTTCTTTGTGGCATGACCGCGTGTGGTAGGCATCAAGCTCATCAGCCAGCCGCAGGGCGACGGGTTGCTCAGTCATGCTCACCCCCGATCCCGTGGGCGGGTGCTGCGGGCAGCGGCATCCAGTGCGTCGGCGCGTAGTCGTCGTCCCACTCTGCGTCAACGCAATCCCAGCCGCCTTCCGTGCTCATGTATGGCATTGCGTAGCAGCGCGTGAAGCACCAACCCTCGGCGTCGGGGTAGCTGAACGTGCCAATCCACGCACCGCGATCCTTCTCGTACAGCCACACGGCAACGTCCTCCGGCGGCTTGCTTTCGCTCACCAGCCTCCACTCCGTCAGCGGCTGGCGCTGGGGCGGGGCGGTGTAGAGATCAAGACCCAACATTGACCAATCATCTTTGATGCGTGGGATAAATCGGTGTCCGTCATAGGGGTCAGATACCAGTCTGCCGCACGGCTCCTGCTTCTCGCGCTGGGGCGGGGCGGTGTAGAGGGGTTCGCAATCAGGCTCTCCAATGGCGGCATCGTCTGGCCAGTACAACCCCGTGCCTTGCATCCACGCCACCGGCTCCTGCCGCTCGGCCATGTAGCAAGGGCCATCCGTGCGATGCACAACACCGGGCGCGTCAGGCTCACCGCAGCAGCACTCCCGCTCGGCCTGCTCAATGGCGAGGCGCAGGGCGGGGATGGCGTCCATTCCTTGATTCACAAAGTCTTGGTCGCTCATCTCGTTGGTCAGGTCGATCAGCGCCTCCAGCGCCTGTTTCATCACGTCGATGCTCATAGCTGCCTCCCCGCAGGTTTGTCAGCGCACGGCCAGACGCCGCGCAGCACAGACACCACGATCTGGTTGGCAGGCAGGTGCCTGATCGCTGGATTGTTCTCCAGATAATTGCGCACCATGTCTCTAACTTGACCCGCTGTGACGTTGTCTGGCGGGCAGTGCGTGATGCCCAGCAGGGCGTCAGCAACTCCGGTGATGTAGCCCATGCCGATAGCCGGGTAGATCTGGGTGCCGCTGCTGTTGTTCAGATCGGATAACAACTTGTTGCCA